CGCCGCGTCCTCCGCCGGGACCTCCCGGACTGGAGGGTGGCGTGGCCGGACGTGTTGACCTGTCAAGACCACGAGGCGGAGGCCGCGTGTCTCGCTGTGTGGGGGAGGCCCGCGTGACGCGTCCTTTACGGTCCCCCTGTGGCCGTCTCCTGGAGGATCGGGAGACGCGATTGGTGCGCATGAGGTCCAAGGGCGCCACGTGGCAGATCATCGGGGACGCCCTCGGAGTCACGAGGCAGCGGGCCTATCAGATCGGCCACAAGCCCCACGTCAAGGCCACGATCCAGGACATCGCACGGGACCACCTGGAGGCCGCCCGGACGCGCCTCTCCGAGGGGTACTGGGTGGCGGTGGACGCTATGATCGAGATCGCGAGCGATAAGGACCACCCCCAACGTCTGGCCGCCGCGCGCCAGCTAGTCCAGGCCGTAGACGGGATCCGCGCGGAGATCGTGGTCTCGGACGTGGAGCAGAGGCAACGGGCCGCCGCGATCGCCGCGTCCCTCTCAGACGAGGACCTCCAGATTGCGGCCGCCGTCCCCCTCACCCTGGAGGGGGAGTAGTTGCGCGCGCCGTGTTTGCGCGTTAACCACTTTCATGTATGCAACCGACCACAGGAGATCGACCCATGCCACGCGGACGCCGCCCCCTCACGATAGCTCAGATCATGGCCGGGATTGACCCGGATCGCCCCGTGACCGCGGACGGCCTAGCCGCCGCCTCCGGGACGTGTCGCCGCACGGCTCAGTATCGGATCCGCCGTCTCCGGGCGGAGGGCTACCTGGCCCCCGTGGACGTGGAGACCACCGGCCCGCGTGGTCAAGGCGTCCGCGCGGAGTATACTCTCACCGACACGGGACGCGCGGCCCTGACCGCCGCCCCCTAGCCCCGGCGGCCCTATGCCCACGATCCGCGATCGCGTCCTAACCTGGCTTGACCTCACCCCCTCCCCGGAGACCGCGCCGGACGACGCGCGCGCGGACTCCGTGATCCGGTCCTCCTCCATGGGTTTCGGGATGGCCGGGAAAGACCGGGTGGACGACGTGACACCTAAGACCGGCCTGAGATGGTGGTCTCGTGGTCAGCTACTCCACAGCTACATGAGAGGCGGGATCGCCCGCCGTCTAGCCGTGGCGCCCCCGCTGGACGCGATCCGCCACGGGTACACCGTGACGACGGACACGGAGGAGGAGGAGAGGGTCCCCCGCGGCCTCCACGTCCGCCGCGCCGCCGTCCAGGCTCGACAGTACGCCCGGGCGTTCCGTGGCGCCCTCGTCTACGTGAGGGTAGACGGGGACCAATCCGCCCCCCTCGGAGACGGCCCCCACGAGGTCCGGGCGCTTCACGTGATCATGCCCTCCGAGGCCACCCCCTCCGCCCTCTCACGACAGGCGGACGTGGATCGGCCGGACTGGACGGCGCCCGAATTCTGGGACCTCCACCCGACGCGGCCGGGTCTCACCTTCACCGGGGAGCGCCGGGTCCACGCGTCCCGCGTGATCGTCGTCCCGGGCCTAGACGTCCCGCTGGACGTGACGCCGCCCGACGACGGATTCCAGGCCGCGGTCCTGGACGTGTACTGGGAGAGCCTCCGGAATTTGGAGGTGGTGACATCCTCCACCACGTCCCTCATGTCCGAGCGATCGGTAGCCGTCTATGAGCAGGATGGGAACGGCGCCGCCTCCGGGCGGGATGGTGTCTCCTGGCTGGACCGCCTCCGAGCCCTCCGCCGGGCTACCTCGGTCCTCGGGGCGATCACCCTCCCCCCGGGCTGGCGTATGTCCCGCATGGACGCCACGATCACGGGGTGGCGGGATGCCAAGGTGTCCGCATATGAGGACGTGGCCAGCGTGGAGGGGATCCCCCCCGCGGTGGCGATCGGTACGCCGCCGGCCGGGATGACCTCGGACGATCAAGCCTCACGCCGGACCTATCACCGCCTCCTGGAGGGACAGGAGCGGCCGATCCTGGAGGACGTGATCCTCCGGGTCCACGAGATCGTCCACGGCCTAGACGAGTCCCGCCGGATGATCTGGCCCGCCCTGGAGGAGCCCACCGCCGTGGAGCGCGCTCAGATCTCCGCCACCCTGGCCCAACGGGACGCGGCCCTCTATGCCGCTCAGATCGTGGAGCGTGACGAGATCCGAGGGCGCCACCTCGGAGACAGAGAGATCGAGTACATCCAGACGGACGCCGCCCTGGACGACGCCGCGGACGCGATCGAGGTGGACCCGGGGGAGGACACGGCCGCCACCCTGGAGGAGATCCTCCGCGCGGACGCGGAGACGTACCGCCCCCCGGAGTCCGCCCGGAACAATGCCCGCCGCGTCCTCAAGTGGCGGGAGGAGCACGGGGATGAGGTGGCCGGGATGACCCGCGTGGGCTGGACCCGCGCGCGCCAGCTAGCGGAGGGCCGCCCCCTCTCCCGGGAGACCGTGGGGAGGATGGCGGCTTTTGAGCGCCACCGCAAGAATTCCGAGGTGGACCCGGAGCATAAGGACACCCCCTGGAGGGACGCCGGCCGCGTGGCGTGGCTAGGATGGGGCGGGGACTCCGGGGTGGCGTGGGCCGCCCGGATCGTGGCCCGCGGGGACGACAAGAGCACCCCCGCCAAGCCCTCCGAGCGAATCAAGGGCTCACGGACCAACCCGCGCGGGACGGCCTCCGGGTCTCGTGGCGGGATCAAGATTTCCGCCGCCACGGACAAGGCCCTCCGGTCCAAGGTGGAGCAGCACAACGAGGGCCGATCCGAGGGCCGCCGGGTGGATCTGGGTATGCTGAAAGCGGTCTACCGCCGCGGCGCCGGGGCGTTTAGCACCTCTCACCGGCCCGGGATGACCCGGAACCAGTGGAGCATGGGCAGGGTAAACGCGTTTCTGCACCTCGTGAGGACGGGCAAACCCAAGGACGCGGACTACACCGGGGACAACGACCTCCTACCCAAGGGCCACCCCCGGTCCACCCGGGAGGGGTAGCTGTGCCCGTCCAGCGTGTGAGCCCGGACGCGGAGGGCCGCCCCGGCTACCGGTGGGGAGAGTCCGGCGCCGTGTACCGCTACACCGCGGGAGACCCTCGTGGACGACGCCGCGCGCGCGCCCTGGCCGCCCGTCAAGGCCGCGCCGTCCTCGCACGGAGGGCGGACGCCCGGGACCCTCGGAGGCCCTCGGATCGCGCGTACCGCCGCGCCGCCGTGGCATATGTGGACGCCCTGGAGAGGTGGATCCTCTCCGTGATCCGCGGGGCCATGGCCGCCGCCCGTGCAGACGAGGACCACACGGACCCGGACGACATCACGGCGGAGACGGACCTGGAGGAGATCCGCCGTCAAGCGGACGCCGCCTATGCCGCGCGCCGTGAGGTCCAGCGCCGCGCCCTCCTCTCCCCTGGAGACGGTGGACCCCCCGCGCCACCCTCGGAGGAGGAGATGGCCCGGATCCTCACGCCGGCCTCCCGGGTCTCCACGTCCTCCGCGCGCCGTGAGCTACTCCGGGCCGGCGCGGACCCGGAGCGCCTGGACGTCCGCCTGGGTCTCGCCACGGACGCCGGGATCCCGGAGATCGACATTATGCCCACGGAATACGAGGCGCGGCGGATCGTGTCCTTCGCCTCGGAGGGGGTGGACCTGATCTCCACCGTAGGCGCGGACCTCCTGGACTCCGTGGACGTGGTACTGGCTCACGCCGTGAGGGACGGCCTCCGATACACCCAGATCCGGGACCTCGTGGAGGTGAGGACGGGGATCTCCACCCGACACGCGGAATTGATCGCCCGTGACCAGATCGGAAAGCTGAACGGAAAGATCGTCCAAGACACCCAGGCCGCCGCCGGGGTGGAGTCCTACACGTGGCGGACGGCCAACGATCAGAGAGTCCGAGGCAACCCCGCCGGCCCCTACGCCAAGAGCAGACAGGACCACTGGGGCCTCCGTGGCACGGTCCACCGGTGGGACACGCCGCCCCGCCGCGCCGGTCCTTACGGGGAGCCGGCTCACCCGGGAGAGTCGATCCAGTGCCGATGCTACGCAGAGGCGATCCTCCCGGACGACCTCAAGCGGCCCTCTCGTGGCGCGCGGGACACTATGCGACAAATGGGGCCACGAGGCCGCGCCCAAGACCCGGACGCCCCCCTCGTGGACGTCACGGGCGCCACCTGGAGAGACGAGGCCGGGGCACCGCTAGACCGCGCCGCGCCGCGCCGTCCAGGCGCCGCCGTCCCCCGATCCGTGGGCGGCCACGTCGTGGAGGACTCCACCCGGCCGACCATGACCACGACGCGGATCGTGGACGACGGGAGGCGCGCGGGGGCCATGGTCTCCGCGTGGGTCCGAGGCTCACGGAGCAAGGGGTCCAGCGCCCTCAAGATCGCCGCCCTGGACGAGCTAGGGGGAGGCGGGATCCCGTACTCCCGGCGGTCCTGGACCTACTCCGCCCGGGACATCGAGAGGACACGCGCGGCCACGCGGACGCTATACGAGGAGACTCAGGAGGCCCTCCGCGCCACGGGGCGGGACACGGTGACCCTGTACCGCGGGATCCGATCGGAGTACGCGGTGGAGGGCGCCCTGGAATCGTGGACCTCGGACGCCGCCACGGCGCGCAAATTCGCCGGCCCCGGTGGCTACGTCCTCACGGAGGAGATCCCGATCGATCGCGTCCTCACCTATTCGGGCGGCCCCCGCTGGAAAAATGGCCCGTTTGGGGAGCAATTCGAATATGTGATCCTCGGGAGGAGACCATGAGAGAGAGGACGGTCCAGGCCACGGACGCGGACGGACGGCCGATCACGGTCACGCTCTACACCCCGGAGACCCCGGAGGACGTGGAGACACTACGCCGCCGCGCCTCGGAGGAGGGCCTGGACGACAGGACCGCACTAGCCGATCGGCCACGTCCGCGGGCTAGGTAGCCCCCGCCACGCCGCGCGCCCGTGTTACCGTGAGCGCACACAGGGAGGACTCCATGACCGAACCTCAGGCACTACTCACGCCGACTAAGCCCGCCCCGGACGGAGACGCGATCCTGGAGTGGTTGATCGCCCTCGGAGACGCGGCGGACGCGTCCCCGGTTAAAGCCGTCGTCTCCCTCGGTGACATGGTGGAGGTAGCCGCCCTGGCTTGTCTCGCCACGCCGCCGGACCTCCCGCCGTTCACGCCGGACGCGCCCACCGCGGAGGAGGCCCAGGAGTGGCTCACGGCTCACGCGGCGGCCTCCGAGGAGATCCACGCCGCCAGCGGTAAGGCCCTGATCCGCGTGAGCGACGTGATCGGGACCGTGGCGTCCATGCTCGCCATGGAGTGCCCGCCGGGCCTAGCCGCCATGATCCGGGAGGCTATGCCATGAGTCCGATCGACATCACGCGCGCCGCGGCCTCCTCCGTGGCCCTGGCCCTCTCTCTGGTACCGGACGCCCGGGTGGCTGGATTCGCGCGCCCCGTGGCGGAGATCCCCGCCATGGTGGACCGGGTGATCCGCCGCCGTGGCCGGATCCGTGGACAGGCCCGCGCCGTGGGCGCCTGGGTGGACATCCTAGACGACGCGATCCCCGGCGCGGACGACGTGATCCCGGAGGACGTCCGGGACGCCCTGATCACGGTGGGGGTGTGGGCCGCCGCCGCGATCGGTGGTCTCGTGGAGGCCCGCGCGGAGGAGGGCCGCCCCGCCAAGCCCCCCGCGAAATTCGATCACCTCACGCTCCAGCCTCACGCCGTCAAGGTGGACCCATGAGAGAGATCGCCGCCCTCGTGATCCACCACGCCGCCGCCGTGACCACCCTAGAGGAGATCGACAGGTGGCACCTCGCCCGCGGGTGGCGTGGCGTCGGGTATCACTACGTGATCGAGTCGGACGGACGCCTCCGCCTCGGACGCCGTGAGCATGAGGTGGGGGCTCACGCGCGCGGACGCAACCAAGACACGATCGGGATCTGTGTCGCGGTGGACGCCCGGGACGGGATCCCCTCCGAGGCGTGGGACCAACTCGTGACCCTCACGCGGGACCTCGTGAGGCGGTACGCCCTCACGGTGGACGACGTGATCCCTCACTTTGCCGTGAGTGACACGCTGTGTCCGGCGTTCCCGATCGCGGACCTCCACGAGGCGATCGCCCCGCGGGGGATGACATGATCGCCGCCGCCGTGATCCTAGCCGCCACCGCCGCCGCCACCCTGGCCGGACTAGTCCTCCTCGGACGCGGAGAGCGACGCCGTGAGGCTCACGAGGCCGCGCGCCGGGAGATCCTAGAGGTGGCCGCCGGGACCGCCTCGGACCTGGCCGCCCTCTCCTCACGACTGGACGATCTCCGGGATGACCTGGACGACCTCCGGGACGTCGTGATCGCGGTGGCGGGGCGTGGGACCACCGCCGGGGGGCCACGCCTCCAGGGAGGACAGCGTGAGCGATCCTGAGCTACGTGCGACACGGAGAGACCAGCGGGAGCGCCTCCGCCGCGCCGCGGAGGAGGGCGGATCCGCCGCCCTCGTGGAGGCGTTTGTGGACCTCCAGGCGGACCACCTAGACGAGATCGCCAACCTCGGACGCGAGATCCGATCCATGTCTGAGCGGGTGGCGTCGATCGTGGAGGCGTCCATGAGACACGCGGAGGCCCTGGAGGCGGACATGGCCGCGCGCCGGGAGACCACCACGTGGATCCGTGGCGCCGTGTCCTCACGGTGGGGCGTGGCCGTGATCGTCCTGGCCCTCCTCTCTCAAGGCGTGGGATCCGCGGTCCTGATAGGTGGCGCGGCGTATCTCCTCGGAGTCCGTGGCGTCGTGGACCTCGTGACACACACGATCGCGCCCGGGGTCCCCCTCCCTCCGAATTGACCGGGGGCGGATCGTGTGGTACGCCGTGAGGTATGACGGCCACCCCTCACGATACCCTCCGCGCGGATCGCGCCCTCCTCAGATCCCCCGTCCGCCTGGACTCGGGATCCGTGAGGTACGACGCGATCCTCACGTCCGCCGGGACGCGTCTCAGATACGCTCACGGGGAGGAGACGGTGGCCGCGGAGGCCCTAGAGGATCCGGAGTACCTGGAGGCCCTCCGAGGCGTCCCCGTGATCATGGACCCCGATCTCCACTGGCCCGGCGTGAGCGTGGACGCCAACGGCGCCGCGATCGTGGGGACCGTGACCCGCGCGGACTACCGGGACGGGGCTCAAGTCGTAGAGCTAACCCTCCACGCCCCGGACGCGATCTCCTGGATACAAGACCACGCGGACGGCCCGGATCGCCCCGGCGTCTCCGTGAGGTATGATGTTGCCGACATGGACGGCCACGTCCAGCGGCGCCGCCGCGCCCCCAATCACGTGCTACTCACGCTCCACCCACGCGACACCACCGCCCGGATCCGGGCTGATGAGGACACCATGACACCAGACGAGATCCGGGAGGCCGTAAGCCCCCTGTTTGAGCACCTAGCGGAGGCCCTAAAAGAGATGGGCGGCCGCATGGACGCCATGAAAGACGAACTCAAGGCCGACCGTGAGCACTACGCTGACGAGGCTCACGAGGACAAGGCGGACGGCATGGATGAGGACAAGGCGGACGCCATGCACGAGGACAAGGATCCCCGGGCGGACGCGCGCCACCGTGTCCACGTCGTGGAGAAACTCGCACGTGTCAAGGGGATCGATCTCCCCGCGGACGCCTCCCTCTCGGACTGTGAGGCCCTCATGGTGGAGGCCCTCGGACTCCGCGCGGACGGCCTGGACGCCTCCGCCTACCTGGCCGCCCTCTCTCACCTCGTGGATGAGGCCCCCGCGGCCCCGGCCCCCGCGCCCCGCGCGGACGGTCTCCGAGGGCGCCCTGTGCCCGTCACCTCCCCCGCCGCGTCCTCGGACGTGGACGCCATCTTCTCCTCACTCTGATCGGAGGCTCTAACGATGCCACTCTCACAAATTCGGGGCCGCGCCGGTCAAGCGATCGGCGCCCGGCTCGGTACCGAGTACACCGCCAACGACCTAGCGAAGGTTGTCACCTCTGGACGCGCCTCAGCCCCCGTGGCTCAGATCTCCACCGTCACGGTGGACAGCGCCCAAAACTCCACGCTCTACAGCCTGGACATCCTCCCCCCGGGCTATGAGTCTCCGATCGTGGTTTCCTTCACCTCGGACGGTACCGCCACCACGACGGAGATCGCCGCGGGACTGGCCGCCGCCGTCAATGCCAATTCGTCCGCCTCGGGATGGTTCGACGCGTCCCCCGCGTCCAACGTCCTCACGCTCACGGGTAACGCCCCCGGGATCGCAGTGAGCGTGACCTCCAGCGCCGCCTCCGCCTCGGACCTCACGATCGCCACGGCTACCGCCGCGGCCTCGGGTGGCTCGTATAGCTTCGGACGCGTCGTCAACCTGGCCACGTTTGACGCCGCCTCAGGCGCGTGGAATGTGAGCGCCCCGGCCCTCCCGGCCGCCGGCGTGATGGTCCTCACGGCCACACACTCCGCGTCCGCGTCCTACTCGATCCAGATTTCGTTCCGGAACGTCAACACCGGCGTCGTCAATGTCCTCTCAGCGATCACCTTCGCCGCGGGTGCCAGCGCAAGCGCCACCGCAACCAACGCTGAGACCGCTTTCAATAGCTCCGTGGGTGCCGGGTCCACTACGACCAGCGTAGACGGATCGGACATCACGATCACGATCACGGCGCCGCGTCCTCAAGATTTCGGCGCTATCGTGACCGCGCCCTCCGCGTCCGGCGGCGGCGGATCGGAGGACCTCCTGGTCTCCTCGATCACCCCCGGCGGGGACCCCCTCCGATCGGGCGTTGTCATGGACTACGACGTAACCCCCGCAGCCTCGTTTGGCGTGAGCCCCACGGCCACCCAAGCCGGCGACGCCGTGAGCGTGGCCGAGGGCGGCCTCAGTGTCTTTGTCGCGGATCCGGGCGTGAGTGTCACCGCCGGCGCCGCGGTCTACGTGGAGACCACCGCCGGGGCCAATCAGGGCCGCGTCTATACGGCCTCCAGTGCTTCCCGCTACCTCCTCTCGGGCGCCTCGTGGGTCCAGGGCGGAGTCACCCTCTCAGACGGCACCTCCGCCGCCGTGATCCAACTCTCGGAGTGATCCCATGATTCACCAAGCAAGCCGCGATCTCGTGGCAACAGTCAACGCCGCCGCGCGGGACGCCATGGCTGAGTCCATGGACGCCGCGATCCGAGCGGACGGCCACGCCGCCCCCATGAGCCCTGAGCGGGTCCTGGTCAAGCGCCACCTACTCGCACGCGCGGACGCCCTCGGGGTGGACGTGGAGAGCCCACGCGGCCAGCGGTGGCTCCGTGAGTGTGCGCGCATCATCCTCCGCCCCTCGGAGGCCCGCGCGGACGCCGCCTACTATGACGGCACCCTCCGGACGCCCTACAGCGGATCGATCCTGATGACGCCGACCCAAGACCGGGCCGACATCCTCAGCGGGATCCCCGTGCGACAGGTGGCCGCCGGCGCCAAGACCTACATGCTTCGCGGCGCGTCCGTGGCGGGTGAGGCTCAGCCCTACGCGGAGGGCCGATCCAGCTACCCCCGCCCGTCCTATGACCTCACGGAGTCCGAGGCCCCGCTGGGTTATTGGTGCTTCGAGATCCCGGATCGGTGGTTGTCTAGCATGTACGACAGCTTCGCCGGCCTGGACGTGGCGAGCATGGACCTGCGGGCTATGCGTATGGCATTCACCGAGGCCGAATATTCGACCCGGATCAGCGGCTACGGCCCCCTTGGTGGGTTGTTTGGTATCGGGATCCCGGAACTGACCAGCGCCCAGACCTACACCGGATCCACGGCGATCGAGGACCTCTATTCTGATTTCCTCGCCCTCGTGGATGAGGGGCGACTGAGCAACCCGACCGGGGGCGTCTATGACACCCTGATCGTGTCCGATCGCCCGTGGTACCGCATGAGCCACTCCACCAACCTCGGATCGGGTGGTAGCACGGACGCACAGACTCAGATCGTCGCGGCCCTCCAGGCGCGCGGGATCTCCCGGATCGTCGTGGGCCGCTCGCTCCGTGACGTGGACGGCGGCACGGACGTGGACGGCGCGCTCCTATTCCAGTCCTCGGACGAATTCGGGCTTGCTCAGGTTCGACAAATGGGCGCTACCCCGGTCCATACCTACCAGACGGCCAACGGTTCAAACACCGTCTACGCCGCAAGCTGGGGCGGCCTGGAGTGTCCCAAGCCTGAGACGGCCCTCCTCCTCAAGCTCCCCACCTCGTGAGTGTGATCCGTGTCCGTATACGATGACGCCCGCGCCCTAGCCCCGGAGATCGGAGGACTCTCGGACGCCACCCTGGCCCCGTTCCTACCGCTCGCTCAGGCTATGGTGGGCGTCTCGTGGTACGGCGCGGATTACGCCACCGCCCTAGCCCTGGCCCTGGCCCACCGCGCGATCCGCGCCCTGGCCAATTCGGGCGGGACCTCTGGGGGAGGCACGATCGGCGGCGGGGCCGTGGGACCCCTCACGGCTGCCTCCAACCGCGCCGCCTCCGTGAGCTATGGGGCGCCCCTCGGATCGTCGTCCGGCTACCTCTCCGCCGCGGACGCGGACCTGATGCTCACGGCGCCGGGTCAAGCCCTCCGCGTCCTCCGGGACTCCAAGGCCAGCAACACGCCACAGGTGATCCTGTGACCAAGCCGCGCCGTGTCTCGGACGTGATCCGGGACCTGGAGGCCCTGGCCGGATTTGAGATCCGACTAGGGATCCAGGGTGACCTAGCCCGCGCCCTCAAGACCTGGACGGGGCCGGATGACCAGATCGAGATCGATCCCGATCTCACCCTCGTGGAGGTGGCGGTGGCCCTGGAATACGGGACCGAGACCACCCCGGAATACGCGCCCTATAGGACCTCCGCGGAGGCGGACGGCCCCCGGTGGCTACGTGCTACCCGGACGCGGATCCAGTCCTACGCTGAGACCGGGGACGCCGTGAGCCTGGAGACCGGCCTCCGTCAAGTGGCGGTGGCCATGGTCCAAGACCAGAAAGCGAAGATCGTGGAGATCGACGAACCGCCTAACAGCCAAGAGACGATCGACCGGAAAGGCTCAGACAACCCCATGATCGACACGGGCCAATTCCTCAATTCACAGCGCGCCCTCCTCGTGATCCCCGGCGCGCCTCCATTCCTGGCCGGGTGACCCATGGCCCTACCCCTCCCCGGACTGGACGCGGCCGTGAGTGTCACGCGCCACCGATACGGCGCCCAGACGATCGGATCGGACGGGCGCCCCGTGAGGGCCGCGGAGTCCTCCACCGTGATCCGCGCCGTCGTCCGGGACCTGGACCTCTCCGAGATCCGCGCCCTCCCGGAGGGGTGGCGTGAGACGGCCTCTGTGGGCGTCACGACGTCCGAGGACCTCCGGACGGGAGACGATACCGCCGGGACCTGGCCGGACGTCGTGGAGGTGGACGGAGAGCGTCACACGGTGGTCAAGGTCGGCAGCGGCCCACCCGTGGGACCCCTTCCCCGTGTCTACGATGCGATCTGTATCCGTGAGCCGGCCCGCGGGCCGCGGGGGTGGACGCCGTGACCCGTGAGCAGATCCGCCAAGCCGTCCGCGGACTGATCAAGACGGCCCTATCCCTCCCGGACGCTCAGGTCCTCGTGGCGGACTCCGCCGGGACCGTCCCCGCCGGGTCCGATCCTTTCCTCACAGTCAACGTGATCGACGGCGCCGCGGTGGATCACCAGTCCGCCCCGGTGGCCGTGGCCGGGTCTCCGCGCCTCCGTGTGAGTACACAGCGCCGCGTCCGCGTGAGCGTCAACGCCTACGGCTACCAGGCGGAGGAGTACCTCCAGACGGTGGGCGCCGTGTGGTACTCTACCCACCCGGACATGGACGCCGTGAGGGCCGCGGGACTCACGCCGGGGAAGCCCACGCCGATCCGTGAGCTACGCGCCACCGTGGACCGCTACCCGTCTCCCCGCTACCAGGTGGACCTCATAGGATACCACCGCGTCACCCTCTCCGATGCTACGATAGGCACGATCGACCAGATCGACGTGGATCAGACTCTCGGAGGGGTGACCCTCCCCACCTACACGATCACCTGAGGACACCATGGCCGCTACACCTCCGAGCTATATAGAGAGCGCGATCTCCGTCTCCGTCGTGGACGGGACCGCGATCGACATCACCACAGACTTTGACGTGGCGATCGTCGCGGACATCACGGGCGGGAGCGCCGCGGGGGACGTCTACCGCGAGTACGCCGCCGCCTCCGCCGTGACCCAGGCCGCCACGGACCTCACGGCCGGCGACATTACCCAGATCGTCCACGATCAGATCGTGGCGATCTACAGTCAGGAGAAAGTCCCCAACACCACCACCGTGATCAAGCTAGGAGCCGGTACCTACGCCGCCGCGATCTCCGCCGCGGAGGCCAACGGCTACCGCGCCCCGTGGAATTTCGCGTACCTCCTGATCGACTCACGGACGGCCGCGGACATTGTGGACGCGTCTGGCGCCGCGGAGTCCCGGGACCTCCTCCTCGTGGCTCAGTCCTCGGACGCGGACTGGCTCACGGCCTCCCTCCCGTCCGGGTTCACCTCGATCGCCACGGCTACCAAGACCCTGATCGTGTATGAGGACACGGACGGCGCCGCGGTGGACGCGGCCTGGGTGGGACGCCTGGCCGGGACCGCCTCGGACACTGAGCGCCAATCCGGGATCGTGAGGCTAAACGGGCTCACGGAATACGGGACCCTCCTCACGGCTACCCAGCGCGGCCACCTCTCGGACAACCGGGCGAGCTACCACCAAATCACGATCCCCGGCGGATCCACCCGGAACATGGCGATCGCCAAGACCCTGAGCGCGCGGACCTTCTCTCTCGCGTTCGCCCTCCTCTGGACTAAGGTCCGATTGACTGAGGCCCTCGGAGAGGTCCTAGCCACGGAGATCGCCCGGGGTACCGAGCTAACCAACGACGAGCCCGGTAAGGACAAGATCCGCGCCGCCGTCCGTGAGGTCATGCTCACGGGACAGGTCCCGCCCTACTTCGGACCCTCCGCGGACTACCCGGAGGCATACGAGATCACGTCCCTCACGGTCTCCGGGACCGCGGCCACCGTGGCCGTTACCGCTAATTTCATCGAGGGGATCCGCACGGTCTCCGCGTCCGTTACCCTCGTCTGATAGGAGGCCACCATGGCAGCCGGCACGATCGACCTATCCCGCGCGTCCTTAGTCCTCTCCACCACGGGACAGATCCCCCCGTCCGGGGCGGACACGTTCCTCACGGGTACCTTTCCTGAGGTGGTGGAGTCCGTGAGCACCATGAGCGACGGTCAAGCCGTCCGCCGCGTCCGTCAACCGGGCGCCATGGACTTCACGATCACCTGTGGAAAACACTCCGAGGCCCACCGCCTCCTCGGTACCAAGTGGGACCGGGAGACCGCACAGCGCGCGGGACGCCTCAAGATCGAGGGGGAAGCACTGATCGCGACTGATCCCACGTCCGGGACCGTGTTCGCGGCGGCGGAGGTGGTGATCAAGCAACCGCCCGCCCTCTCCATGGACTCCTCCGCTGAGGTGACGTGGGTCCTTACGGGCACCAAGATTAACGCCGTGTATGGCCGCCTGATCCCCGTGGGTGGGGGCGCCGCGTGATCTCCGTGAGCTATCAGGGCCGGGAGTATACTCACCCGGGCTACCCCTCCCCGCGCGCGATGTTCGCGATCGCCCGCCGGGCCGCGGTGGCCCTAGACGGCCCGGTGGTCTCTCTTGTCCCGCGCCTCCTCGGATCCTACGCACAGATCGCGGCCTCCGCGGACTCCGCCGTGGCCGCCGGCGTGGGGACCGTGGCCGCCCACCGGGACGCGGTGGCGGAGGCCCTCCAGGGCCGCCCCCTCTCCGCCCTCCTGGAGGACCTCACGTCTGAGGCCGTCCTGGACCTCGTGGATGAGGTACTCCGCGGCGCCACCGTGGACGGCGCGCCCGCCGGGTCCACGCACGCGTGGCACGCCTCGGGGGACCCGTGGGGGCCTCACGCCGTGGCGGCCCTGATCCTCTGGACGGCTCAGGGTTTCAGTTGGCCCGGTGGCTCCAGCGGCGCCACCGGGAAACAGGCACCCAAGCCGGGATCCCGTCGTGGGCGATCGAAGCGTTAGACGGTGACCCGGAGGACCCGGACCTCGTGAGCGCGTGGATCTCCGTGGGCCTCTCTGAGCGCCTCGGACGCCCCGGCCTCACGGCCGCGCGCCTCATGCCTCCGGAGGACCTGATCCGGTCCCTCCTACTCCTGGAGGCGTTCCGTGGTATGGATAGGTTCCGGGCTATGCAGCGGCGCGCCCTGGCCGCGTTGAAGGGGGCTCAGTGATAGTCGAGGATCTCGTCCTCCGCCTCCGCGGGATGGTGGACCCGGACGTGGACAAGATCAAAAAGTCCGCCACCGAGGCCGCCGCCGCCGTGGCCGCCATGGCCGCCGCCCTGGCCGCCCTCACGGTGGCCTCCGCTCAGGCCGTGAGAGAGCAGACCCGATTGGCGGAGGGCCTCGGGGAGACGGTCCAGACGGTCCAAGAGCTTGGATTTGCGTTCCGTCGTTTCGGTGCAGACGAGGCGGATCTAGCGGACGCCCTGGCTACGATCTCCGATCGGGCTGAGGATGCTAAGGGGGGGATGCAGTCTTTTATAGATGACTTCGCCCTTGTGGGCGTGGCCGTGGACGACCTCCGGGATAAGAGCCCCGCCCAGCTATTCGAGACGTTTATCCAGGCCGCGTCTGAGACGGCGGACGCCAACAAGCGAGTAACCGCCGCCGTCCGGGTGTTTGGTGATGACCTCGGGCGGAAACTGCTACCCCTCCTCACGCGCGGGACCTCCGAGCTAGACGCCCTCAAGGCGGAGGCCCGGGACCTCGGCCTCGTCTTGGACGACGCCACCGCCGCCGCGGCGGAGGACCTCTCAGACGGCCTGGACGCCCTCACGGCGCGCGTGGGTGGCCTCGTGACCGGCCTCGGTCTCCGCCTGATCCCCACCGGTCAGATCCTAGTCCGCGAATTTGGCCGCCTCCTGGACGTGATCCAGCCCCTGATCTCCCGTGGTTTCGATCTCCTGGCCTCGTCTATTGAGCGCGCCGCGGCGGCCCTGGAGACGCCGGCGGGGCGGATCGTGGCCGTCCTAGCCGGGGGCGCGGGAACCGTGGGCGTGGCCGGCGCCATGACTAAGGCTGTGGCCATGGTCCCGGTATTCGGGACCGCCCTAGCCGGACTAGCGACGAAGTTAGGCGCCAGCCTCTCCGCCCTGGCCGCACCGCTGGCGATCCTAGCCGGGATCGCCCTGGCCCTGGACGACCTAAACGCCGCCGCGGAGGGACGGGCCTCTCTCACGGGTACCCTGGCCGATCAGCTAGGACTAGGAGACGAGACACGGGACGCCCTCAAGGGGATCAAGACGCTACTGGAGGAGGTGGCGGACGCTTTCGGATTCCTGGCCCGCGCCGTCGTGGACGCGGTGGCGGACATGATCCCGGAATTCGAGTGGATCGAGGACGCCCAGCGCGGCCTGATCCGGTTCTCCCGGGCCGTCCGGGCGATCGGCCGGACCGCCCTAGAGAGTACCGAGGAGGCGACCACCCGCGCCGCGCGTGGTTTTGACCTGGCCGCACGGTACGCCGCCGGGGAGGCCGGGGTGGAGATGGTGCCGGACGCCCTCGGAGCGGGTGGCGTGACGGGGGCGGTAATCGGGACCGCCATGGACGCGCGCTCCCAGGCCCTCTCCACGTCCGCGATCTCTCCGCTGGACACGTTACCCCCGGTCTCGGTCACGGTCTCCACAGGCCCCTCCAGAGACGAGATAGCGCGGGCTGCCGGGGCGGAGGTAGAGAGACAGGTCCGATCGGCCCTCGTGGAATCTGGAGGCTGAGGTGAGTGAGACGGCGTATCTATACCGGGAGCGGGACGGGGGGATCGTGGAGATCGCGATCCCGGCCGCGTCGATCACCCGGCCGGCTATCGTGGCACAGCATCCGATGCAGTCCAGGACCACCACGTCCACCGGACGCGCGCGCCTCCCCACGTCGATCCAGGTCTCCGTGTATATCTCCACCTCGGACCTCGGACCGGATGAGGCTGAGCGCCTCCGCGTGGAGCTAGTGGACAGCGCGGAGAGGTGGCGCCTCTACACCCCCGGACGCCCGGGGATCCGGGATCTCGTGATCGGGACGACGGTGGAGCGGCGGGACGTGTACCAAGCCGTGATCGTGGATCTGGAGCTACAGGAGGCCCGCCTATTCCGCGTGACGGATGAGGCGATCGGGGCGCCGTCTCCACGTGAGGACGCCGCCGCCGGACTGGCCGCGGAGGAGGACCGGGGGACCGTCTCCACCCAAGAGCCGGATCAGGCTCAGGGGTCCTACATCGCGCGATTCCTCGGACTTGGGGAGGGGGGATAGTATGGCCGCCGTCGTGATACCCGTGGACGTGGGGGACGCCTACCGCCTCCGCCTGGACGTAGACCTCTCCGGAGTCTCCGTGACCCTCCGCCTCCAGTGGCGGGACGCGTCCGCCGGGTGGTATCTCTCCGCCGCCCTCCCGGACGGGACAAGCCTCAGAGACGGCGCGCGCCTGTGTACCGGGGCGGAGGTCCCGCTGGATCTCACCGTGGCCGGGGCGCCCTCTCCGGGCCGCCTGTATTGCCTCGGATCGCTGGAACTCACACAGCGCGATCGTCTCGGTGTGACCTCGTTTCTCACCTGGGTGGTGTGATTTTTTTGCGCCTATCTCGTTTTTATTGTTGCGCGTTATCGTGAGTGTGCTATCTTGTTTGTGTCGGGGGGCGATGACCACCCCCCACGCAAGGAGAGACACCATGACCAACACCGGAAACATCACCCTCCCCAACGGCGACACGATCAGCGCGGGACAGGGCGGCAGCTACACCGTGGGATCAGACACCTACCCCGTGACAATCGTGGGATGGTCCAAGAGCGGGAAGACCCTCTACTACCGGCGCGCCAAGCGCGTCACGCGCGGGTCCGACGTGTTCACACCGCGCCTGGACAAGCCCGTCCAGACGGCCACGTGGCGCGCCCGGGATGAGGTGTTTCGGCCTAAGGGCTGCGGGTGGTCCTCCATCCACACGGACGGATACATCTACGATCTTGACCGGGGCTTCTAGGAGGGGAGGGCGCCGCCCGGCCCACGATCCCCTCCCCGTGGGGGTCGTGGTTTTTTTGCGCCTATCTCGTTTTTATTGTTGCGCCTTATCGTGGGTGTGCTATCTTGTTTGTGTCGGGGGGCGATGACCACCCCCCACGCAAGGAGAGACACCATGGATCGCTACTTCCGAATTGGCCGCGAGATTTACCGTGAGGGCCGCCACGGCCGCATCCCCGTTTACACCGCCGGGACGAAAACCGAGGCCGCCCTCAAGGTCCGAGCCCTAAACCACGGCGCCCGGGACTGGCGCGTGGTCGGCATTCGGACCCGCCGCTAGACCCCCCCCGCCGCCCCACGGCCCCGCGTGGTATCGTGAGGGCGGCCACCATAGGAGACGACACCATGACCGACCAACACAACCGAGACCCCTACGAGACCACCGCGCGCGCCCTGATCGGGCTCCTGATCCTGTGTTCCTGGCTAGCCGCGATCGCCGTGGCGCTGGGGGTGGTTCAGTGACCGCCGCGGCCTCGTGTCTCCTGGAGGCGTGGGCGCTCGTCGTCCTCTCCCTCCTGGCCTCCGTCCCCGTCCATCAATCCGGGCTCACCCTGGACCCGGTGGACGCCACCCTGGCCGCCTTCTGTGTCCTCACGTGGCTGCGCCTCGTGGCCGGACTGGCCGCCCCAGAGGTGGCGCCGTGAGGTACGGCCACCGCCTCCGCGTCCGCGTCGTGGGCGCCGGCCGCGCCGTGACCGTGGACACGGTAGACGGCGACGGCCCCACGGTGGAGATCAAACTGGCACGGACGGCCGACACCACAGCAGACGAGGCACAGGTCACGGTCTACGGTCTCCGCCCCGGGTACCTCTCCGAGCTAGTCCGGGACGGCGCCACGTGTCAGATCTCCGCCGGCCTCGGGTCCCTCTCCGGACTGTGTACCGGCCGGATCGTCCCCGGGTCCTACGCGGACGGGGTGAGCGGTCAGGACCGCGTGACCTCGTGGACCATCCTAGACGGACGCGGAGAACTGAGGGACGTCACGGTCTCCCGGGCCTGGAGGTCCACGGACTCCGCCGCCGTGTGGGACTACCTCGTGGCTCAGTCCGGCCTCCCCCTCGGTAGCCTCCGCCCTGGCCGGGTGGTCCAGTACCCCCGCGGCTACGTCCTGGCCGGCGGGTGGCGTCGGGAGGCGGAGAGGATCGCCGCGGCCACCGGGTCCCGGTTCGTCGTCCAGTCTGGGACCCTCCAGGTATGGCCGGACGGGGAGACCCTCACGGCGCGGCGCCTAGTCCTCGGACCCGATCAGATCGTGGGCGATCCCGCCTCCGTGGACGGGGGACGCGTCCGGGTGGCCACGGTCTACACCGGGCGCCCCGTCAACCCCGGCGACACGTGGCGGATCGAGGGCGGAGAGTACGCCGGGATCTGGACCGCGGAGGCCACGGAGTGGACCCTCTCCTCCGGGCGGACCCCCTCGTGGTATATGGTCCTGACCGGGAGGAGATCATGAGCGACACCGCGCGCCCGCGCCTCGTGTCCGCCCTGGCCGCCTGGAGCAAGGCCGCCGCGGCGGAGGTGGTGGTGGCCCGATCCGCGGAGGTCGTGGACGTGGACGCGGACGGCTGTGTCTCCGTCCGGATGCTCACGCCGATCCAGGAGGTGGTGGCCGGGGCGCCCCGCTGGGTGGAGGCCCCGATCCTCCCCCGGATCCCCGTGGCTTATATGAGCCTCGGAGACCTCACGATCACGGCCGCGCCGTCGATCGGGGACCGCGGCCTCGTCTTGGTCCGGGACGTGGCCCACGGAGAGGTGGACGACGGTCAAGGGGGCGCCGTGGTCTCCCCGGAGGACCCGCGGCGGTGGGACCCCGTGGACGCGGTATATCTCCCGGTAGCCCTCACGGACTCCACCTGGGACACGGCCAAGACCCCCGCCACCGGGGGCGCCGTCGTCCTGGCCGCCGGGACGGCCCTCCACGTGGGGAGCGCCTCCGCGGCCTCCGCGGTGGCCCTGGCTCAAGAGACCAATTCACGCCTGGACGCCCTGGAGACGTTCGCGGCTGCTCACGTCCACACGGGCGGGACTCTCACGGGTGGGCTCACTGGTCCACAGAATGGCACCGCCCCCTCCGGGTCCTCCGTGGCCTCCTCCCGCCTATACACGGACGACTGAGGCCGCGCGTGGTATGGTGACGCTATGCCCTACGCCACGGACAGCACAGGCGCGATCTCCTTCCCCCTCCGCCCGGCGGACGGCGTGGAGGCCGTGGTGATCCGACTCACCACGAGACTCCAGACGATCCAAGGTGAGTGGCCCTCCGATACCTCGATCGGCCTCCCGTGGCTGGACTGGATAGAGGCGGGGCGCGTCCCCCCGGCGGAGGCTGAGGCCCTCGTGCGTGGACAGGTGGAGGACGATCCCGCCGTCGTCTCCGTGGACGCCGTGACCGTGGCCACCACGGGGGAGGCTGTGGCCCTGACCGTCCGCGCGACGATCGCCACCGAGGGCGCCACGGCGCCCGTGGTCCTGACCGTTGGATCGGACCCCTACGCGACGCGGGCCGCGCCGCCGTGGTATTTATCCTCAGGCGCGCTGCGATACACGCGGGGCGCCCTCTGGGGCGCGTGATGGGGACTTTTACGGATAGCGGCTACACCCCCGCCACGGCGGGACAATTGACGGATGAGATCCGGGACGCCATCGACACGGAGATCGGCGCTCAGGACTACGGGACCGCCTCCACCCCGACGATCGCGGGTGGCTGGACTCTCGGGCTCGGGGCCACCCTGGCCGCACAGGAGGAGCGGGCCGCCCTCCTCGTGGACGCCGTGGACCCACGGACGGCGCGCGGCGCCCTCCTGGACGGACACGCGGACGCGGTGGCGATCACGAGGCAGGCCGCCACCTCCTCGATCTATGTGATCCGCGGCGCCACCGCCTCCGGGGTCTCCACCCTCCGCGCCGGGGACATCCTCCAGGACGACACGGACGCGGCCAATTTGTGGGCCGTCGTGACCACGGTCACGGTCACCACGGCGGACACCCTGATCACGGTCCAGGCTCAGGCCACCGGGCCGATCGTCCTGGATACCGTACTAAACACGTTTTTCACGCCGATCACGCCGATCACCAACGCCCCCGCCATGAGTTACCGATCCTCGTTTGGGGACCCGTTCACGATCGGATCCGCGCGTGAGACGGATCCGGAGCTACGCGTGAGGATGCAACGCTCACGGGCGGCGGTACCCTCCCCCACGCGGGACGGGATCCGATCCGGCCTCCTGGCCCTCACGTGGATCCAGGCCGCGTCTATCGTGAGGACCGCGCCTCACACGATCGCCGCCTACATCTACCCCACCCCCGCCACCGCCACCCAAGAGCAGGAGGCGATCGACGCGGTGGGGTACCGCGTGGCCGCCGGGACCCTCACCACGGCCGGCACGGGGACCACCGTGTCCGGGAACTACACGACGGCGGACGGGTCCACCGTGGCGATCGTCCTCACGGTCCCCGCGGCTCAGACCGTGGACGTCGTGGTGGCCCTTACCTACGCGGCGGGACTCTCCACGGCGGACCAAGCCACCGCCCGGACGGACGCGGAGGCCGTGATCGTGTCGGTGTTTTCCGCCCTGGACGTGGGACAGGCCCTATCCTACGCCGGGACCTACTGCGCGATCTATGACGTGGAGGGCGTGATCGGCCTCACGCTCACGCTGGACGGCGGGACCTCGGACGTATCCCCCGCCACCTCCACCACCCAACTCACGCGCGGCACGGTCACGATCACATGAGCGATCACACCTACCCCGGGATCGACGACTGGAGGCGGGACACGCTGGACCGCGCGCCCTCACGCTCACGCGCGGGGGACGGGGCGGAGTGGTATGTCGGGCTCACGCGGACGGCGGCGGATCTGGAGCTAGTCCTGGAGGGCGTGGCCCGGGAGATCGGAGACCTGGAGGCGGCGGGGCGTTACGTCCTGGACGCGCGGGGCGCCCTCTATGGCGTGGACGCGGCCGGGGTCTCCACCGAGGAGCTACGACGCCTCACGATCGGGGCGCGCGCCGCCATGGCCTCCACCGGGACGGACGCCACCCTGTATCGCATGTGGACCGCCCTCACGGGTTCCGAGGACGTCCAGGTCCGGGTGGTAGGCGTGACCTCACGCTCAGTCTACCTCTCCGCGCGGATCTCGTTTGTCCCGTCGTCCTCGTGGCTCAGGGCCGCGGGGCGTATCGTGGACCGATCCGTGGAGGCCGGGATGGACTGGAGCGCCGTCGTCCACGTGGGCGGCGTGCTACAGTGGGGCGCGGCGCCGCCGGGATGGGGCGCCGGGACGTGGGCTTATCCACTCGTGAGACCGTGAGGGGTTGACATGGCAAGACCAACAGTGATCCCGGAGTGGGCCACGGCGATCACGCCGGCCACCCCGTCCGCCGGATCCCTCCAGTCCGGCGCGGTGGCCGGTCAAGCCGCCAACCCGGACGACGCAAATTGGGCCTGGAAGTACAATTCACAGTGGGCCACGTACCTCTCCGAGCTATCCAGCGCCACAGCAGTCCTGGACGGCGTGGGACAGGTGGGGACGGATAGCTCTATGCTATCTCTCCTCGGGTCCACGGTGGCGATCGTGGGCGGATCCGTGACCGCGGAAAAAGTGACCGTCTCCGCCACGGACGGCGCCTGGACCCTCTCACAGGCGGGAGGCACGGGCGCGATCCTTGCGTGGGACGACGCGATCGGGGTTGCGTCATTATTCGGAGTGGCCGCCACCGCCGGGACCGTGACGGACGCGCTCAGATTCGCCTACACTCACAGCGGCCTCACGGCCACGCCGCTAACGATTGAGTACCAACTCACGGATGGCCCGGGAGGTTGGACGGCCCTCACGGGTGGCAGTCAGGACATATATCTGAGCTATGACCTAGCCGGCGGCGGTGGCGTCCTGTATCACTACGACAATTCCTCCAGCGGTACGATCTTCCTGTATTATCGGGACCTATCCTGGATCCTCGGACGGAACCCGGAGGCCACCGCGGCCTCCACCGCCGTCCATGAGATCGTGAGTATTGCCGGGGGCTACGACGCCACCAACGGCGCTGGGGGATCGATCCTCGTCCAGATGTGCGCGGAGGCCCGATCGACCGGCGCGATCACGGTGCTTCTCACGCTACCCTCCACCGGGACGGGACACACGGGCGGCCCCGCCACGGACACGGATAGCCTGGCCAGCCCTCACGCCGTGGACCTCTCCGCGAATCGGTACTATCTCCGCGTCCAGGTCGTGGGCGCCGGATCGGCCGGCTACGTCAAGGCGGAGGATCTCAAGCTCACGATCAGAAAATCCGCGGTGGAGTAGTCCATGAGCAGCGACCTACAGACACGATCGATCCAACTCGCGATCCAGTCCACCGGGACCAACCCGGAACTCAGCCGGGACGTCCTGGACGCCACCGTGGCCCCCACGGCTCAGGGTACCGGCTACGACGTGGGCGCGGCCCTCTATGGGACCGTGAGGCTCCACATGAGGCGCGGGGGGCCGTCTATGGTCGTGGACCTCCAGATCACCACGCCGGACCTCACGACGGGCGTCACCTACACGGCCACCGTGGACGGTAACGCCGTGGTGTATACCGTCCCCGCCTCCCCACCCGCGGACGTGGCCGCCCTCGTGGCCGCTATCCGGGACGCGATCAACGGGGACGCCACCGTGGGCGGCCTCGTGACCGCCACCGCGATCGACAGGACCGCCACCGGGGACGCCGGCGGGACCTCGTTCGACACCGTGAGGCTCACGTGGGACACGCCCACGGCCTCCGCCCTCGTGTGGGCGATCTCCGGGTCCACCGCGCGGGCCACGGTCTACGCGGACCCGGAGGACGCGCGCCTGCGCGTTTACGGCGCGTGGTCCACAGCCTCCGTGAGCACGCGTCTAGCCGCGGAGTATGACGACTTGGAGAGGTCCAGGGCGTGGGAGATCCTACGCGGATCGGACGGGACGGCGGCAGACGTCACGGTGGCGGACGGCCTCGGATACGCTCAGCCGATCTACGTGGCCGAATTGGCCAGCGTGAGGCCCTACCTCACGGGGATCGGAAACACCCTGGTCACCACGACCACGACCACCACGATCCCGACGATCACGGTACAGACACCGCTAGTCCTCGTCACCTTCGGCCGGGTGGCGTCGTGACCCGGCCCCTGTTCGGATCCCGTGGACTATGGCCGGCCGTGAGCGCCGGGACCCCCGCCGCCGCGTGGGAGGTCCTCCGGTACGCGGACGCGGCGACCACCTATGCCAACGGCGCCCAGACCACCACGATCGCGGACGACGGGGACGGCTACCTCCTCCTCACGTCGGACGATGACGGGACGGTGGGAGACTACCCCTCCCGCATGAAATCCGTAGCCTGGACCCTCCCCGCGCGCGTTAACGCGGTGGGGCCGGGCGGTTATGGCGTCCTCCTCCGTGCCACGCTGGACACACAGCCGGCCCTCGGAACGGCGTTCAATTTCGGGATCGGGCTCACGGACGGGGACCCCGGGGTCTCCGGGGCCGCCACCCTGATCGCCGGCCTCCGGTACACCACGACCAACGGCAGCCTATACGCCTCGAAACGAGGCGGAGGCGGGGCGGATAAGGTTGAAGTGTGGACGACGCCGGCCACGCTGGCTGAGGTGTACGTGAGCCCCTCCGCGTCTCAGATCCACCTCAATCAGATCGACGTGTACGGCCTGGACGCGGCGCGGACGGCCAACACGGACGCCACGATCCAACAGCAGGATAACACGGCATACACGGCCCCCCTCCAGGTCCTCCTCGCATGGGGCCGGGACTCCAACACGTCCAGCGGCGCCGTGAGCCTCCGCGCCAAATTCGAGGCCCTGTGGTATCAGTTGCCGTATTAGTTAGGCCGTGCTAACCTCCCGGGAGGAGGTAGCACCATGCACCACAGACCAACGACGATCACTCTTGCCGCCCGGACGTGTCCTCACGCCGTGACCCTCTACGAACAGGGCGCCGCCCGGGACCGGCGGATCTTTCACGCCGGGACCGCGTGCCACGAGTATCTCCGCGCCCTCGTGGACGGGGACGACCTGGACGCCCTCTATCGTGAGCTAATCGCCACCGGGCGGACGGGGGAGGACGCTGAGGGACCCCTGGCCCTGGACTCCGTGGCCGCCGGGTGGGACCTGGCCCGCGCGTGGGATCGGGTCCACCCCATCCCGGACGGGGCGGAGGCGGAGGTCCCCCTGGCCATGGACGCGGAGGGGCGCCCGTGCGCCTACGACGCCGGCCACGTCCGGACGCGGATCGACCTGATCGCGCCGTACTATGATGAGGATGAGGACGCGGAGGGGATCCGCGTCATGGACTACAAAACCGCGTGGACCGCGGAGACCCAACTGGACACGATGCAGCGCCGGATCCAGGCCGTCCTAGCCTGGGACGCCTACCCGGACGCGGAGATCGTCCGCCTGGAGATCGGGGCCGTCCGGACGCGTAAAGTCCACGCGCGGACCCTGTACCGGGAACACGATCAGGACGTGATCGACGCGTGGCGCCATGACATCCTCCAGGCCGCCGCCGCCCTCTCCGAGACCCGGGAGCCCTCCCCCGGTGGCGCGTGCCTCTCGTGTGAGTACGCTCACGCCTGCGATCACGCGTGGACCCTGGCCACGGATGAGGACGCGGATCCCGTCCTCCGGTGGGCCGCCGCGGAGGGCGTCCGCGCCGCCGTGGCACCCCTGGCCCGGGAGGCTACCAAGGCCGCCCCGCGCCACGGGATCGGCTACTCGGAGTCTGTAAGGCCCGGGACGGACGGGACCACCCCGGAGACCGTGGTGGCATTCTGGGAAGCTGGCACGGGGATCGCCCTCCCGGCGGAGTACCGCGGCGCGATCGTGGGCCTCGTGTCCAGCCTCAAGATCGGCGCCACCCAGATCAAGGGGATCGCCTCCGCCCTCACGGCGCGGGGCAAGGGCGGCAAGCCGGCGCGCGACGAATTCACCGCCGCGGCCCTCCCGGCTGAGTCCGTGTCCAAGCGGTGGGGGGTGATCAAGTGAAGACGATCGACACACGACGCGGACGCGTGACCGTGACCCGGACGGAGACGCACTACGTGATCGCCGGCCCGTCCGGAGAGCACCGCCTCAGGATAGACCGAACCAACGCCCGCCGCCTGGACGCCCACGTGGCCGGGTTTGTGGCCTGGAATAACAGACCAGACGACAGTTAGCCCGGGTTTACCTGGACTCTGAGCCGGGCCGCGTCTTTGTCCATTGGGGCCGGCGCCGGCGCCCGTCCCGGGGGGTGGTCCTCCGGGGCGGTTTTTTTTGCGTGCCGTGTCGCTTTATTGTTGCGCGTTATCTCGTGCCGTGTTCTTATACAGTCACCGGCGGGACGGACCATCCCCGCGGTAAGGAGAGACGACATGACCAACGCAGTGACCAACCCCGCAGCCCTCCCCGTCAACGCCCAGATCCACGCGGACGGCCTCACGGTCTCCTACGACGATCACGCGTGGGGAGAGCGGGATGAGGTGACCCTCCCCACCCGCGACCACGCGCGGATCCTCGTGGCCCTCCTGGCCATGGCCGAGGCCGCCGGCCTGGAGATCCTCGGAGCGCGGGCCTACCGGAGCGGGTCCACCTATATCGTGTCCGTGGACGTGGAGGCGGACGTCCTCGGAGTGTGCCCCTCCCTCACGTGGCGGACGTGCTCCGGAAGGCACGGCCTGAGCGGGTTCGCATACACCGGGACCCCGGAGGGTCAGCGCCGCGTCCGCGCCGCCCTCCGGGAGCGCCTCCTCTCCTCGGAGGACCGCGCCTGGGGCGTGGAGCCGGGGGACATCCTCCACCGGTACACCCCGGCCAAGTGAGCCAACCCCGCCGCCCCCTCCCGGGGCGGCTTTTTTGTGAGGTGAGCATGAGACCGACTGAGACCGCGGGCCTACTCGTGGACGATTTGACGGGGGCCGTAGAGCGCCTCCAGGGCCACCTGGGACGCGGCGCCCCGGCGGAGGTAGACGCGGAGGTCCTGGAGATCATGACGCGCCTGAGGGACCTGGAGCGCCACCTCATAGCCACCGGGGGCCTGGACCCTGACCGGCTACCGTGGCGCCCTCTCCGCCTCTGCTAAACGGCGCGGAGGACGGCCACGAGGTCCGAGACGTCCACGCCGGGGGCGTCCACCTCCAGGACATCCAGGAGGGCTGCTGAGCACAGCCGATCCCACGCCTCCCCGGCGGCCACCTCACGGAGGCGGAGGACATCCCCGATCGTGGTCCGACACCGGCCTGAGCGGCGCTGTGAGACGGCGGGGCCGGTCACGTGGAGCGCCGCCGCCACCGTCTCCCGTGTGAGGCTGTGGTGGTCCATATACGCCACGAGGGCGGCCGGGGTTCTCATGTGGTCCTCCAGGGGGTAAGAGCCCCGTAACCGCTACCAAGCGAGCCCGGAGAGGGCCGTCCAGTAATCGCTGTGATCCGTGGTGGGCGCGGACTCCAGGCGGTACCTGAGCGCCTGACACAGCGCGTCCGCCTCGTCGTCCACCTCCCCCCGCATATCGGGCCGATCGCCACGGAGGCGGAGGAGGCGCGCGCGGAGGTCCAGGCCGTCCGCGTCGTGACCGTAACACCACGAGACCGCGGCGCCGTGGCGGGCCTCGGGTAGCCGGACGCGGCCTAACATCCACAGGCTCAGGGTCCCCTGGATTTGGTCCCGCTTGGACCCACGGCCGGACGTGGGGACCTCCTCCAACTGGGGGAACATCGATCGGAGAGCGAGGACCGCCACGCGGCCGGACGACGCCCCCTCCACGAGGGCGCGCTGTGGCCGGTAGTCCTCCAGGACGGCGCGGAGACGACGGATCACCCCTAGCTCATCCCACTGGCCTCGGTCCTGGTAGATCAGATCGTGACACTCCCCGCGGATCGCGATGACCTGGATCGCGGTCCAGTCCCCGGCGCCCTCCGTCTGTGCGGAGTCCATCGAGACCCAGATCTCCGAGGCGGACGCGCGGACGTGATCGGGGTGGTCCGGGTAGGTGTGAGAGAGGGCCTCCGGGGGGAACAGGCCGCCCACGGCGTCCACGTCCTCACCGTCCAGGAGGGGCGCGGCCCACCGTCCGAGGATGACCCGCTGAGCGGCTTCCTTGGCCTCCGTCCAGCCGGGGGTCAGGTAGCCCCGGGGGCCGTATCGCCACGGCTCGGGACCGCGGAGGGGGTAGCTGTGGCGCGCGATCTCCATGGTCAGCCCCGCCGCCTCCACCTCCTCCCGTTTACGGATCCAAAATCCTTTGGAGTCCGTGGACCCGCGCCGCGTCCCAATATCCCAGATCTCCCCGCCGCGATCCGCCACGCGTCCGAGGGCGGAGGAGAGGAGGAGGTCCTCCACCTGACGCACGTTAGCCGGTGACTGTGCGTCTCCGATCGTCTTGTAGAGATCGTCCGCGATCACCACGTCTAGGGGGAGACCCTCCAGGCCGCCGCGTCGTCCCGTGGACGCGAAACGAACCGGGGGCCGATCCGCCACCGGGTGAGGGACGGTCCACCGCGTGGCCGCGTCGGACTGCTCACGCCGCCGCGCCTCGTGTCCCTTTCCTTCCGGGACGCGGAGGTGGGGCCACGTGGCCACCGCCGCCGGGGACCGCATGAGCCGCCGCATATCCCGCCCCCACTCCCGCGCGAATTCCTCATTGTAGGCGAGGACGCCCACGGAGAGCCCGGAGGCTAGGGCCATAGCCGCGGCGCGCTTGACGATCTCACTCTTGCCCGATTGCTGGGGCGCGTCGATCAGGAGGATCCGAACGGCGCCCCCGTGGCCCCCGTCCACGAGGCGGGAGATCGACCCCTGGAGGATCCGCCCGATCTGAGCTTGCCAGCCGTGGGGGACCATGGCCCCGCGGAGAGTATGGGGTCCCTGACGACACCACTCCACGACGTCCGCGCGCGCGCGGGCCGCACGGATCCGCCGCGCCCTCTCCGCCTGGATGGCCTCCCTCAGGATATGGTCCGGGATCGACATGTGGACACGTTAGCACGGGCTCACCCTTGACGGGGAGGGTTAGCGTGTGCTAACCACGGTCAGGAGGTGAGACCATGACCACACGCTCACGCTATGACCTGGACGCGCGCCCCGTGGCGCCCGTTGACGCCCTCGTGACACTCGGACGCAAGGGGGGCAACGGCGCCCCCGTGGGTAAGGATCGATTCTGGATCGTGTCCCCGGACCTGGAGACGCGGGAATTCAAGGCCCGAGGGGGCCGCACGTATCGCGGAGAGGTCCACCCTCTCCACCCAGCCCTCCAGGAGTGGCACGATCAAGCGACAGACGAGGAGCGCCGGACGCTCACGTATGAGGTGGAGTCCGCCCGTGTGACGGACGCGATCGAGATCGGACGCGCTAGACCCAAGGCCCCGGACGGCCGGGAGACGCCCTCAAAAATCGAATGGTGCCGACAGGTGGAGCGGGGCCGCGCGGCCTCGTGGGACTTCACCGCCGCCCGGTGGACGCCGCGGGCCTGTGCCGGCGACACGTGCCCGGACGCGCGCGGGTGTAAGCCCCGCCTCCAGGTGATCGCGCGCCTCGTCTGGACGGGGCGGTGGTCTCACCTCCCCCGCCTCCGTGTCCGCCTCCGGTCCCGTGGGTGGGGCGCGGCTAAGGGTCACATGGGCGTGGTGGACCTCCTGGACTCCACCTGGGCCGGCTACATGATCGCCGCCTCCGGACGCTATGACCTCCAGGGCCGCCCGTGGCATGAGGTCCAGCGGGACGCCGGCCTCCCGGACTACCTGGCCGCCGGCCTCCAGATCCGCGCCCACCTCCACGAGGTCACGCGGGACGGAGGCCGCCGCCGCTACTGGGGCCTCAGGGCCTCCACCGTCCAACCCATGGCCGAGTGGTTGGAGGGACAGAGGCAACGGATCGACCTGGCCCGGGTGATCCGCGGGACCGCGGAGGCCGCGCCCGTGGCCCCGGCCCCGGTACCCGTGCCTGTGGCGCCGTCCGTGGCCCCTCCCGTGGCGCCACCGCCTCCCGTGGTGGACGCGGTGGACCCCGCCCTCCAGGGCCGCCGTGAGGCCGCGGAGGCGTACCTGAGGAGCCGGGGGATCGAGGTGGAGGAGGTGGCGGACGTGACCGGGGGCCGCGCGGCCTCGGAGTGGACCGCGGAGGACCTCACCCAGATCCGACTGTGGATCCAAGGCGCCACGCGTGGCGGGGGTGAGGAGTGACCGCGCCGGCCCTCCTCGTGGACGTGGCCGCCGTGATCGAGTCTCACGAGGCCACCCGGATTCCCCTCGGAGTCGTGGACGTCTCCCTCCGCGCCCTGGACCGCCTCCGGGCCGCGGGCCTCCTCCGCCTGGAGGGCGGAGAGGTGGGCCTAACGCCGCGGGGGTGGCGCGCCGTCGTGGAGTCCACGAGGCCGATCGGACCCCTGGAGGCATACGTCCAGCGGCGCCCGGACGTCCAGGGCGTGGGCCTCCGCGTGGCCCGGGCCGTGGATGCACTCGGGACAGGGTGGCACGCCACCGCCACGATCCAGGCGCGCGCCGGGGTCTCGGACAAGTCGGCCCGGGACTGGCTCAGGCGCCTCGTGGAGGCGGGGATGATTGACCGGAGAGACGGACGCCACGGGGCGTCCACCTGGAGGAGACGATGACACAGCACCAACTAGGACGCCACCTGGTCCACGCCGGGGACAACTTGGAGCTACTCCGGGGCCTCCCGGACAATTCCGTGGACGCCGTGGTGACGGATCCGCCCTATGGCCTCGGACGCCACCCGGACGCGGTGGCCATGCTCCGGGACTGGCTGGACACGGGATACCACGAGGTCAAGGGGGCCGGGTTCATGGGACGCGCGTGGGATGCTTTCGTCCCCCAGCCGGTCCTATGGCGTGAGGTGGCCCGGGTCCTCAAGCCCGGCGGCCACCTCGTGGCTTTTTTCGGCACGCGGACGTATGACGTGGGGACACTCGCGATCCGTCTGGCCGGCCTGGAGGTCCGGGACGCCCTGGCCTGGGTGTACGGATCCGGGTTCCCGAAATCTCATAACGTCGCGATCGCCCTGGATAAACAGGCGGGGGCCATGGGACACCGGGGCAAGGCCCACCACGCCTACGCGATCGGGGACGATTTCGAGGGCCGGGACCTCGTGGCGCCCAACTCTCACACGCCGGACCACGTACCGATCACGGACGCCGCGCGACAGTGGGACGGGTGGGGGACGGCCCTCAAGCCAGCACTGGAGCCGATCGCCCTGTGTCGCCTCCCGCCCTCGGAGTCCTCGATCGCCCGGAACGTCCTGAGGTGGGGGACGGGGGGGATCAATGTCCGAGGCTGTGAGGTCCCCGCGGGACCGGGCCACGACGCGCGGAGGCCGTCCGCGGGTGGAGACAATGGACTGGGTGGATCGTCCACATTCAAGATCCGGGAGCGCCGCGTGGAGGACCAACCACGACGCGCGGGACGGTGGCCCGCCAACCTCCTCCACGACGGGAGCCCGGAGGCCGTGGCGGGGATGCCTGAGACGGGGGCGGGGCGCGCGTCTATGCGGGGCGAATTGCATGGTTCGATCTATGGTGGAGGGAAGGGACCAAGCGGCCCTGACTCTATGCGAGGCCACGATGACAACGGAGGATCCGCCGCGCGCTACTTCTACTCCGCCAAGACGTCCCCGGCGGAGAGGGCCGGGTCCAAACATCCGACGATAAAGCCTCTATCTCTGATGAGATACCTAGTCCGCCTCGTGACCCCACCGGGGGGCGTCGTCCTCGATCCGTACCTCGGGAGCGGGACGACCCTCCTAGCCGCGGAGGCGGAGGGGGTCACGTGCTACGGGGCGGAGGCTGAACACCTGGAGGACATCCGTCTCAGGTGGGACCACCGCCACGAGATCCGCCGCGCGTCCGAGGGCGTCCAGGAGGCCGGCGGGGGACGTGACGAACACGACGCACAGGGGGAGCTATTCCCGGGGGTGGCGCCGTGACCGCCGCCGCCACCACACACAAGGGAGGTTTACGTGAGTTGGCACTATTTGCAGGAGCAGGAGGAGGTATCCTGGGAGGGCGGCTGCTTGGATGGCGCACCGTGTGCGCTGTTGAGTTTGATTCCTACGCGCGATCCGTCCTCCTCGCGAGACAGCGGGACGGACACCTGGACCGGTTCCCAGTCTGGGATGACGTCCGGACGTTCGATGGCCACCCGTGGCGCGGGCATGTTGACGTTATCTCCGGCGGGTTCCCATGCCAAGACATCAGCGCCGCCGGAAAGGGCGCTGGCATTGAAGGCGCGCGATCCGGCCTGTGGGGACACATGGCGCGGATCGTTCGTGAGGTACGACCACGATTCGTCCTCGTGGAGAACTCACCAATTCTCACTTCTCGGGGGCTTGGAGTCGTACTCGGAGACCTGGCCGCGCTGGGGTATGATGCGCGGTGGGGCGTGCTGGGAGCTCACCACGTGGGCGCCCCCCACAAGCGGGATCGGATCTGGATCGTCGCCACCTGCCGCAAGATGGCAAACACCGACCACGGCGGCAGCAAGATCGGGACCCGCGGGCCTCAGGAATTCGGACGGCTTCCCCATGCTATCGGGACAGGTGGCCGCTTTAGAGGCGAGTGGTGGGACTGTGACCCAGCGGTGGCCGACACCAAACGCAAGAGATTGGAAAGACAGCGGCCCGACACAGGGGGCACGCAAGAGTCCGAATTTGGGAGTGATGGTTCACTGGCCGACACCGCGCGAACAAATGGCCAGGAGAGCCCAACACCACACGGAGTCCAGAGGACGCTCCAACCTGGAGGAGGAGGTGGGGGCGAGTGTGCCGGGAGGGGGACGTCTCAATCCCTCGTGGGTCGCGTGGCTCATGGGGTGGCCGATCGGGTGGACCGCCTCCGAGCCCTTGGGAATGGACAGGTTCCAGCGGTGGTTGCGCTTGCATGGACGATCCTGAGCGGGGGTGACCCATGACCACCGCCGCCACGCCGGACCTGTGGAGCGGGTCACAGTGGCCCCCGCGGAGGTGTCAGGACGAGGGGGTCCGGGCCGCCCTGGCTCACGCCGGATCGCCACTGATCGACAGTTGCACGGGCTCTGGAAAGTCCATGATGATCTCCGAGCTTGCATGGTACCACCGGGAGACCATGCAACCGCGGGACGTGGTGATCGTGATGACCTCCCGCCAAGACCTCGTGAGGTCCCTCTCAGAGTCCGCGCGCCACCGTCTCGGGGAGGACGTGGGGGTCTGGTACGGCCGGCGGAAACAGTGGGGCCGGGTGGTCTTTAGCTGCTACCAGTCCCTCCCGGCCGTGGCGGACGAGGTGGCCGCCCACGGGTACCGCGTGGCCCTCCTCATATGTGACGAGGCCCACCGGCTCACGACGCCGGCCCGGTGGGGGGAGGTCCAGCGGCTAGACCCGATCAAGCGGATCGCCCTCACGGCCACCGCCTACACGGGACAGGGGGAGCCGATCCCGGGGTGGTCGATCTGCTACAGCTACCGCGTGATCGACGCGATCCGGGATGGTGTCTTAGTCCGCCCTGAGCCCCGCCCGTGGACCGGCGCGGACGGGGAGGGAATCAACACGGCCGCCCTGGACATGATCCTCCGGGACGCGCCCCCCGGGCCGGGGGTGGTCTCCGCGGACTCGATCACGGACGCCACCTGGTACGCCCAGATCCTCACCGCCCACGGGGTCCCGGCCCTGGACTACCACAGCAAGATCACCCCCCGGGAGAGACGGCGCCGCCTGGACGCCCTGGCCGCCGGGGAGATCCGCGCCCTAGTCCACCCGCGGATCATGACGGAGGGCGTAGACGTCCCGTGTCTCCGGTGGCTGTGTCTCCGCGTCCGGAGGAACCTCCGGGATCTAGTCCAGGAGGTGGGCCGGGGGATCCGGTCCCTCTCCGAGCCGGACGCGTGGGGGACCAAGGATCGCTGTGTGGTCCTGGACCCGCGCCACCAACTCCCCCACGTGGAGCGGATCGACCCGGACGGCCGGACGGTTCACGAGGGCCACGACGTGGACGCGATCCTCCGCGCCCTGGAGGGCCACGAGGAGGAGGAGGAGGACACGGAGACCCCGGCGGAGAGGAAAGAACGGGAGGCCCTGGAGAGGGCGGAGGACACAGTGAGGCGCGTCTCAGACGTGTCCGCGTGGTGTACGATCGCCCGGGACCGGCTCGCGATCGTGGGTTGGATACCGCCCGGGGAGGTGACGGGGTGGGGCGATCGGTGGCTTCTACGGGAGCCCACGGCGCGCCAACGGGAGGCCCTGGACAAGCGGCGCCGGACGCTGCGGTGGTTCCCCCCGGAGTACCGGGACGCGATCCGCGTGGCCCTGGACCACCCGGACCACCTCACCCGGGGAGGCGCCCGCGATCTCCTCTCGGTCCTGATCGCCGTCTCCAGGCGCGCGGGGATGCACGCCTCCGGGGGAGGGGATCCGGCCCTCGGAGTGGCCAACGATCTCACCCGCCGCCACGGGTGGACGGCCACCCGCCGGGACATCCTGGAGACCCTCGGGAGGGGGTGGGACATCACGCCCCGGGACCTGGCCGACACGTGGCTGAGCCGGGGCTGGATACGCGCGGAGGACCTCGGATCGGGGCGGGTGACCTTCACCGCCGCCGCCCTGGAGGCCGTCCAGGCGCGGAGGGCCGCCGGCCCGCGCGTCCTCTGGACGTGGACGTGGCCGCCTGAGGTGGAGCTACCGCCGCCGCCCGGGGACGACGGGGAGGAGTGAGGATCCCGTGGTGGTGGGGATCCTTGGATTTTTTTCGCCTAAATGTGGCCGGTATTGTTGCGCGTTAGAAACCAGCACCTTAAAGGTATTGTGTCGGGGGGAGAGACCAACCCGCCGAAAGGAGAGACGACATGACCAACACGACCGGAAACGAAGCGCGCGAGACCGCAACGATGGCCCGTATGATGCGAGAACTACAATCGGACTTGGCAGACTTGGTGGCCTCTGGAGACCTGACCCCAGAGCAAGCTAACGAGTGGGCAAATATGAAGGCCGACCAGTGGGCTCAGGGTCTCTCGTGAGAGTCCACGACGCCGACACCGCGCGCGAGTTTCTCCGCGCGTGGGGAAACCGGATCCCGCGGGGGATCCTGTTGTCCGCCCTAGAAGGGATCACCCTGTGCGCCTCCGTGTCCATGGAGGACAGGTGGAGCGACAAGGAACGGAAGGGATACCACGACGCGCGATCGGTCCTGTGGGACGCGGCGCGGGTCCGTGGCTGGACCTGACACGACCACCGGCCCCCGCGGGGGCCACACAGAGGAGAGAGACCATGACCGAGACCAAGACCAAGCCGCGCCGATTGTCCATGACCGCCCAAGTACGCCGCGAATTCGCCGCGGAGAACCTCCAGACCGTCCAGGCGGAGATCGCGGCCCTGGCCGCGGACGTGGAGACCTGGACTCAGGCGGACATGTTCCGCCTGTGCCACCGGCTGAGGGCCGCCGCGGACGCGTGCCTCGTGGCCGGACACACGTCGTGAGAGACGGCCTAGACCGCCTCCGAGCCCTCACCCCGGCGGAGGCCCTACGCCGCGCCGGGGCGGCGGAGAGGGGGCGGGGACGGTGGGGGCCGTGTCCAGCCTGTGGGGACGATCGGAGGCGGGGCGCGGTCCTCGTCTCCGCGCGTGCCTGGACGTGTCAGGTATGCCACGCCTCCGGGGACGCGATCGCCACCGCGGCGATCCTGGCCACGGGGGACCGCCGCGCGCGGGGGGACTGGGGCGCCGTGGTCACGTGGGCGGAGACGCACGGGTGGATCACGGACGACGGGATCGCCGTGCCGCCGCCGCCGCCGGTGGAGACGGTCCACGGGACCCTCCCGGACTACCCGGAGGAGGTGGCCACGGAGTCCACGGCGTGGCGCCGCCACCTCCGGGACACGGACGCGCCTGTGGTGGCCGCTGTGGCCTCTCACGCGGTGGCCGCCGGCTACCCGGACGCGGAGGCCGTCCACGAGGCCCGGAGCTACCACGAGGCCCGGGAGGCATCCGTGGCGCGCGATCGCGCGGAGGCGTCCAGGCTGGCACGGAGCGCGCGGGCCTGGAGGGCCGCCGGGGTGGAGGAGGTGGCCCGGGTCCTGGCCGCCACGGCCTGGAGGCTGTGGATTCGATCGGCCACGAGGTCCGAGAGTAGACAGCGCCCCCGCCGCGCGTGGTATCGGTAGCGACGGACAATAAAGAACGCCCCCCGCCGCGGGGTAAGCGGTGGGGGGCGCAGGAGATAGACACTGCCATGTCAGGTGACCAAACCCAACACGGATCCCCTACCACAACGACAGACGGGGATCAAGCCCTGTTAGCCCTCCGCGCCCTCGTGGAGTGTGCGACGCATCACCCGGATCGGGTGGAGGCGTGGCGGGACTGGCTGGACCGGATCCCCCTCGGAGACGGCGCAGCCCTCGTGGGCGTCCGGGAGGCGGACGTCCTCCTGGAGCGGCTCGCGTCCGTGCCTGGATACGCCTCCAGGGCCGCCGCCGCGCGCCGGATCCTCAGGAGCTACCACGAGGCGGGGCCGAGGATCCGCGTCGTCCAAGGGGGCGCTGAGGCGCCCTCCGTGTCCCTCTCGGAGAGGATGGTCTCCGAGGGCTACCACGACGCCCCGGACGGCCTCGTGGTCCCGGACGGCTACCGCCTCCGCGGAGGGGAGATCGTCCGCGTGACATCCGAGGACCGGGAGGACGTGACGGTCTCCGAGCGCCCGATCGCGATCGTGGGACGCGCCACGGACGCGGAGACCGGGGAGGCATCCGTCTCCGTGGCGTGGCGATACGAGGGCCGGTGGATCGCGGAGACCGTGAGCCGGTACACCGTGGCGGACGCGCGCGCCCTCGTGGCCCTCTCACGCCGCGGGGCGCCGGTGGACTCCACCACCGCCTCCGAGGTGGTCCGGTGGCTCAGACGACAGGAGAGCGCCGCCCACGGCCTCCCCTCCGTGGCGTCCATGGAGAGACTAGGCTGGACCCCGGACGGGACCGGGTACCTATGGGGTACCCAGTCAATCGGGCGCCCGGTCCACCTCGTGGCCCCGGGTGAGGGGGAGCGGTCCCGGGCCGCCGGGTACCGCGCGCGCGGGACCCTGGAGGGATGGATCCGGGACGTGTGGACGCCCTCCCGGGATCAGCCGGCGGGGCTCGTGATCCTGGCCGCCGTGACGGCCCCGCTTGTCCACGTCCTGGACGGCCCCGGGTGGACGCTGGACATAGGCGGCCCACCGGGGACCGGCAAGTCCGCCGCCCTCAAGGCCGCCCTCTCCGCATGTGGAGACCCGGCGCCGCTATGGCACCTCTGGGGGCCGAATTGGGCCGGGGTCCGTAACGCGCTCCAATTCGCCCACAGCGTCCCGTGCGTCCTGGACGATACCAAGCACACCGCCGGGGACTGGAGCGTGGTCCAGCGGGTGGTCTACACCGCATACGATCGCGCGTCTCAGGCCCTTGGACAGGTGGGCGGAGGGACCCAGCGCGCGCGCCCCGTGAGAACGATCGTCCTCTCCACGGGTGAGAGCCGGATCGCGTCTCACTGTGCGGACGCCGGGGGCGCCGCGTCCCGTATGCTCACCCTGGACCGGGCGCCGTGGGCGGACATCGAGATCGCCCCGCGGATCCACGATGCCGTCCAGGACCACCACGGCCACCTCCTCCCCCTCGTGGTCCGGTGGCTACTAGACCACCGGGACGACTGGACGGACCTGAGGACTCAGTGGCGGGAGGTCCACCGGGCGCGGACGATGGGGGAGAGACGGGCGGACGTGATCCGCGTGGCTCAGCTTCCCGCCATGCTAGAGATCGCGGCCTCCGTCGTCCGGCGCGCCGCGGCCCTGGAGGTCCCCCGGGGCCTCCTCGATCTAGCCTGGACCCTGGCCACCGCGGCGGAGGCTGAGCGGGACACGGCGGCCACCGCGTGGCGCTGCGTGGAACAATACCGCGCCACGAGGCCGGACAGGTGGGCCGGGGTCTCCGAGGCCCGGACGCCGTACCTGGGACTTCAGGCCGCGGCCGTGGTGTACTGGACCCGGGAAGGGCTAGACGAGGCCCTCCGATCGGGGGGCTACTCCGCGGCGGACGTCCTCCCCATGTGGGGCGCCCGTGGTTGGCTGGAGGCCGCCACGTCCGGGGGGTACCAGGTGAGACGGAAGATCGGAACCACCCGCGCCTGGGTCTACGGCCTGCGCCGAGACCGCGGGCCGGACGCGGAGGGGGACGCGGACTGAGTGACCCGCCACGATCCCCGCGCCGTGGGGATCGTTGGATTTATTTTCGCGTTATGTTGCCTTTATGGTTGCGCGTTATCTCTGGCCGTGTTCTTATACTTTCACCGGGGGGACGGACCACCCGCCGGAAGGGAGAGACGACATGACCACGACCAACGCCACCTGGACCCGTGAGAACAACAGCAGCTATCGCGAGGACGGCGCGACATGGACGCTCACCGTCAACGGGCGCCGGATCGGCCACGTGGAGAGCTACCTGGACAATGCGGGATCGATGTTGTGTCCTCGGTACGTGGTGACCTGCTACACGGTCTGTATCTATGACACGACCGCGGACGGCCTGGACGAAGAATTCGCAGTCAAGGGACGCAGCGCCCGGACGGTTCTCGCTGAGGCCAAGCGGTACCTTCTGGCCCGCGCGTGAGACCAACCGCCCACGATCCCCTCCCCGTGGGGATCGTGGGTTTTTTTTGCGTCTATGTTGCTTTTATTGTTGCGCGTTATCTCACAACGTGTTCTTATGCTTTCACCGGGGGGACGGACCAACCCCCGGACGGGAGAGACGACATGACCGACGCAACCGCCACCGCCGCCGCCGCCGAAATCATCGAGATCGCCCACAGCCTGGAGGACTGGGCACTGGAGATCGACGGGGACGCGGACGAGGCGCTCAGCTTGATCGCGATCCGCGGCGCCGTCCTGGAGACCCTGGAGGACATCAAGGCCGTATGGGCCGCCTATGCAGACGGCTACACCGTGCCACGGGACGCCCTCCGGGTGGCCCACAGCATCCTCCGCGGCCTGGACGCACACACGGCAGCATGAGACCAACCCGGCCCCCACGGGGGCCACAAACGAGGAGAGACGACATGCGACGACGCAAGACCAACCCCCCCACCTACCGCCCCGCTGAGGGCGCCCCCCGCGTGGAGGTCCTCCGCGCCGCGTACCTCTGTGGCCGGGACCTCCGCGCCACGGACCCGCGCGCCAACTGGAGGGACGCCGTGGAGGCGTACCACGCAGGCCAGTCCGCGGAGTGGTCCGGGGACGATCGCGCCGTGGAGGACCTGATCCGCCTCTAAGGCGCCCCCGCCGCCACCGGCCCACGATCCCCACCACGGCGGGATCGTGGGTTTTTTTTGCGTCTATGTTGCTTTTATTGTTGCGCGTTATCCGTGGCCGTGTGACTATGCTTTCACCGGGGGGCGGGACTGACCACCCGCCCCGGGAGACGACACCATGACGACGATCGCCACCGCCCACGCCGCCCTCACCCGCCTCACGGCGGACCCGTTTGTGGCCGCCCTGGTTCGGATGGCGATCCGCGCCGCGGTGGAGTCCTGCTAACCACCGGCCCCGCGGGGCCTCACGAGGAGAGAGACCATGACGATCCACACCCTGACCAACCCGCGCGCCACCTCCTCCGGGGACGTCCACCGCGTCCACTACGTGATCACGGGGGACCGCGCGATCGTCGTCCTGGAGGATACCATGATGGACCGGGCCACACCGGCCACCCTGGAGGCCGCGCGCGCGGACTACCGGGAGCGCCTCCGCCGGGGCCACCGGCCCACGGAGACCTCACCACAGGCGCGCCGCCGCCTCAGCCGTGACCTGACCTAACCACCCCGGCC